CCACGAAGGTTGGCTCCGTAAAGGTTGGCTCCACGAAGGTTGGCTCCGTAAAGGTTGGCTCCACGAAGGTTGGCTCCGTAAAGGTTGGCTCCACGAAGGTTGGCTCCGTAAAGGTTGGCTCCACGAAGGTTGGCTCCACGAAGGTTGGCTCCGTTTTTCTCTACACAATCTTTAACGCTTTCATATTTACCGCATACTAATACTTCATCACTATCGAATCTTGATACTATTTTAATTTGTTTTTTCATCTTGTTTCCTCACTTTTTGAAAATGCCTCTTTGATTTTATCCCAACACCAATCATTCATATAGGCTTGAGAAATTTTATCGAGTTCTTTAACTGTAAATTTATTGTTATTTCTTTCTACTATCTCAAATAAAAACTCATTGTTGTCGTAATATTTTTTTTAATCCTTCCCAGTTTGCATATCTCAAGTCTGCACCTTCCAAGTTTGCTCCTCTCAAGTCTGCACCTTCCAAGTCTGCACCGTTTTTCTCTACATAGTCTTTCACACTTTCATATTTACCGCATACTAATACTTCATCACTATTGAATCTTGATACTATTTTGATTTGTTTTTTCATCTTGTTTCCTCACTTTTTGAAAATGCATCTTTGATGTTGCCTACTGTTACCATTGCCATTTTTTCCCCAACTTTAACAGGGTTATTCATCCAGTTAAGGTTGACAGTAACTAATAACTCAACCAACTTGTTAATCTGCAATCCTGTCTTTTTGCTTGCCATCAGTATCGAGTTATGCACTTCGTCACTCACATTCAATGTTTTCATAATTCACCTCTCAATTTTTATTAACTAACATTAATTAGTTATAATTAAATATAACACTATTATAGAAAAAGTCAAGCACTTTTTTTAAATTATTTTTGCATAAAAAAGGGCGGGGATCAACCCGCCCTCAGAGGTGAATTGGTGCGTGTGTCATAGTGTAGGTAACACGATTGCACCTGAAAGTTTAAATATAAAAAGATGGATTTCAATGTCAAGCTAAATTATAATTATTATTCCGAGTATAATTATCACCTCACCTAAGAATAACAACCCTGCACCGATATAATATTTTATGTCCGTTGACTCCTCGATAATTTCGAGTTGTTCATTTTTCAATTCAATCATATTACTCTGTATAGTACATTTTTTTTCTAATTTTTCAACTTGATCCTGACAAATAATATAATTGGTTGAAACAGCCCGCATTTCCTTAACGAGACTTTTTGGAACGAATACGTTTGTCTCGGCGTTTACTGGTTTTGATGTTCCTGCGAATAGCATCAATATCATCATTAATAGAAGTATCTTTGTAATCGTCTGCATTTTTTTTACTCCGTTTTAATTTTTCTAAATCTTTGTTGATTTTCTCAATTCTGATTTTGTATTTTTTTGATTTCTCGTTCAAAAATTTCAGAGCCTTTGGATGTTTATTTTTCAAAAGAAATTTCACCGCAAAAAATATAATCCCAACAACACAAAACAGAAATGAATACCACGCTATTTTTTTCTTCATAATACCTCCAAAAAAAATAAAAAAGTACTTGACTTTTGAAAATAAATTGTTATATTTTTAAAATGCTTAAGTTTTAAACAATAATTATTGTTGCCCGACTGCTTGCGGTCGGGTTTTTTATTTTTACCCCTTGTCAATAATTTTCTCTTTATACGCCTTGCCAGCAGTAACAACACCGCCACCGATCAATAAATACATCGACCCCTGACACCAATCTTTGAAACTCGGAGTATCAATCATCCCTAATATAACCAGCAAATTACCGATAATAAAAGTCAAAAATAATAACCCTGTCATTTTTAAAATTGTTTTTTGTACTTTGTCAATCCATTTTCCTTTGAAATCCTTTTTCAATACAGTATTTGCCTTGTCAATAATTTTCTGCATTGCTTTGATCTCTTTCAACGCTTTTTTATTGTCAAGTTCAACTTTGATTTTTAATTTTTCTTGTTTCTTCATTTTTATACCTCGACTATTTCCAGATCGAACGAATTATATCCGTCCATACGATCCATAAATTTATTAAATGCGACACGGCTATTCAATACCGCGCGTTTCCCGCTTAAATATCCTTGACTCTGACCGAGCAGAATACAACCTAATGAATGGTCGTCAATATTACCAGCATGAATCAAAATCTTACTTCTTTTTGGAACATCTAAAATCTCGTATGATTTCGGATATTTCATTGAACTGTATTTTTTACATTGATATGATCCTGCCGGAATACAACTGTCCGCACCATTACCACGCCACGGCGGTTCCAGTGTATAACAGAAAACACTACCATCAACTAACATTACCCCGATCGTCGCCTGACTTTGATCTGATATTTCTACGTCTTTCGGTGTTTCGAGTCTGATTATTTTTACCTGCATTTTTTACCCCCATAAATTTATAAATTGATCCACCGCATGCCGGGCAAAATGAACTTATATATACAACATCATTCATGCATATATCCGTCATGACAATAGAACCATTTAACCTGCAATTATCTGAATTACATCTCAATTCAACTCTCATGATACCACCGCGATTAATATACCTGATATTAATATAAATATTGCTATCATTGTTGTAATCCAGTATTTATGATTTTGTTTATGTTCATTAAGTTCTTTTTGTGTTGAACAATCTGTTTCAAGATGTGTTTTTAACAATTCTCTCATATCGTCAACTTTTTGTTCTGTTCGTATTACGATATCCCGTGTGTTTTCCATTTTTATACTCCTATGAATAATCTTCATCTGCATGATATTTCATTCTGATTCCTATATAATGTATTCCGCTCGTTATTGAGTTATGAGCTACTGATACACCGCATATATGATTTGCAGTTAAATTATTAAATACAACTGCTAAATCAAGTTCTATAATTTTATCTACTGTTGCAAAATTAATTGTAATATCCTCTGTCTCTGAATTTGTATCGTATGCCTCACCCTCTAATGCATATGTTGATGTCAATGTTATAGATTCCGCTGTCTCTATTGCCTGATTAATTCCGACTAATTTTAATTCGTGTACATGATTAAAATCATACGGAACAATAAAATCAAAATATCCGGTCTGACTGCTATTGACAAGATTTGTTTTTAAATTTCCATAATGCGAATTATAATCGTTAAAACTGTAATACATATATTTTTCATCGCAATCATCAAATTGATCATTAATTGCGCAGGTTAAAAAATCACATCCTATTTTCGTAAAATTACCCACGCTATATGTATATTGAGATACCCCATACGATTCATTGAATAAATCAGATGGAATACTGTCAACCTCAACATTGCATTGAGCCGTTTCGGATTCGCTACTGGCTAAAACTTTATTTGTAATATCATCAACATATATCCACATATTAACTCCTATATTGGAACTGTATATCCGTATAATCGTATTTGAGCCGTACTCAACCCAGCCCCACTTAATCGCTCGAATAAATAATAAACCGTTGTTGACGATAGTTTTTGATGCCCCATATTAACAACATATCTATTAATATTAAACGAATAAATATCTAAGTTGGCGTTAGCTACTGTACCTGTACGGGAAAGCCGACCTCTCCAGTACGCGTTTGAAGATGGGCGCAAATATAATTGAGCTATGATTGAATCCACGTTAGATGGAACATGAGCACTCAAGTCTATTCCAGTCCACGCACCCATATTTCCCTGGGATAAATTTGTATAAATATTAATCGTGCTATCAAACATCACTGTACTATATGCCTGATCTACACGGGATTTCAATACATCATGTTCATGTGCTATCTGTTTATAATCATAAACTTCGCTCATTCGTTAACCTCGAATAATAACAGATCAATTTGATCTTTTTCCCTGTTAATTTTAAATTTAAAAACCTCATATATTTTATTTGACCAGTTTTCATCTGAAAAATTCATTCTGACAAATGTTCCTAATGTTATTAAATCTTTGTGATCCGAAAATAATGAAAGTTGACATCTCTGTTTTATGTTAGGTGTTCTTGCGAGATCACCTACATGGGATTCGCGAATAAAACTCTCCCCCATATAAACGGCGCTTGTTTTGTCTTTGAATACTATTTGATTTCCGGCCCCAGTCCTGAATTCAGATAAACTATGTGTACCAAACTTTGACCGTGACAAAGAACCGATATTATTATTAGCCGAGTCCGTCGCGGGTGTACCACTGCTATCATAATAATCAATACTGTAATCGTTGATTAATGTACTCTCTGGGCTATCAACCGTCGGGGCTATTTTAACTTTGTTTGACGCGTCAACCCCTTTTTTATCAACATCAATCTCAAATTTAACACCGCCCGTGAACGGTGTCCAATGAACAAAATACAATTCATCTAAATGAACATATAAATCGGAATTACTGAAATCTGCTATTTTTTGAATAGCCTCAATAAATTTAATTCCATCCGCCTGCGTATAATCAATTTTAATAAAACAGTTGTTATCGTCAAATAATGAATCGCTTGTCGTAACCGATTTTTGATTGTATTCTGTAAATCCTATTTGATCACATATATTTTTAAATGCCGATGCCGGAGTTTCCCAGTCGGCTGATGTGTAAACTATTGCATTATTACCATACTGGAAATAACTGTTTTTAAATATCAACCGCGCCTTTTTCCCTTCATGTTTTCTGACTATGTCCCACAATATACCGCGCCATATTTCAATACCATTTTCATCAATAATTTCTAATTCAGAATAACGCCAGTTCGCGCCATTAAATATGGAACCCTGATTATCAGGAGTAAAAAAATCATCTTCATTATCAACATTTAAAACATAATTATTTGTTATAAGTTTGCTTTTACGGAAAGTTTTTTCTTCTTCAACGTTAAAAATACTGCTCACTTTTCTCAGTGCATAAAGATCTTGTCCGAGTAATAAAACCTGTGGATCCATATTAAGCCTGCTCCAACATTAAACTATATCCTGTTTTCCAATGTTCTTTTTCGTAGTTATATATAGGTTGACTGTACTGAAATTTTGAATTAGACACCCTGCAAATTATAAAATCAACATAGTAATCATAAGTACCGCTGACAAGTTCACTATCATTATCAATAACAGTATAAACGGTATCTGTATTTTTTTCAATCTCAAAATACTTTTCGATTGACCATGTAATTGTCGCACTAACTAACGTCGAATGCGGATCTGACAGAGTTAATGTATCTGCTGTATTTGACAATATGTAATAGGTATATCCGTTGTATTTCAAAAAATACCCCGTCCATTCGTTAACTGTCCATGATTCACCGCTGACATATCCAGTTTTAGCCGTGGCGTTAATCACCATATTTGACCCGGAATCAAATTTAACGGCAATATTAAAACCCTTCATTTCATTTTCAACCAGCGATTTTGTTGAATCTGTCAACGTTTTAGCCGTTGCATCAATTGTGGCACTCGTCCCGGTATCTATCAATGTTGTTGGTAATAAATGTACACGAATCAAACATTCAGATTTTGTTTTTCCGTTTTCCCTTGTCGGAATCAAAGAAGACAAATACTGTATTTTTTTCCTTTGAGTCTCCGTTGTGTATCTATTATCCGCCCATTTTATAGGTAATGATATTTTATGCGCTTTAGCCCATAACGATTGAGCACCTAATACATCGGTAAATTTAACCTGCCCTTTTGACATTGCATCAATATTCATATTAGTAGGATTTACATCTAATACATATTTAGTCCATGATACATTTGTAATAGTTCTTGTTGTATCATAGGCTCCAATATCAGTTCCATCGCTTGCCGATTCAACACATGGGCTCTCAATAAAAAAACCACCAGACTCGGATTTTAAATGAAAATCTTCATTTCCAGAAGTCAAATCTTTAAACAGCGGATCATCATTAATATTGCTTGAGTCAGAGATATCAATATTCTCAACGGAATCCGTTATACAACAATAACTTATTTGTATTGATATTTCCGAGTAAATGCCATATATACTGTTATCATAATATATACTATTTGTTATTGTTATAACTCCTGAATTTGATTCAATATATGTACCATATTGATTTAAATAAAAAACGCAATGGTCAATAGTTGATGTAAGGTAGTTGCTCCATAAACCAAACTTACTGTTGTTATATACTATTGATTCACTTAAAGAGTTGCCACCGTAAGCCCATTTTATACCATCGCCATTATTATAAACAAGACAATTAGATATAATTGATTCTATATTTGTATCATTATCATATAAGTCAACACCTATACCCTGATATTCTTTAACATCACACCATCTTATTTCTATTCCCGTGTAATTTGTGGTGTCTTCAAGATATATTGAATTATTTGTATACTCACCACCATTGAATATAATACCATTAACAACGACATCGTTTGCTTGTATTTCCAGATGTTTTAAATCAGCACCCATATCAGCACCAGACAATCCTGTTCTATAACATGGTGAGTCAGACGCTATACCGAGTTTATACGGTGTGACGGTATCATTACAAAAAATAGGGTCACTATTGACATTCCCAGCACCGCTTGTAAATCCAGAATTTGTGACCCAACACGAATACGTTATTGTATGTGTAGACCCTTCATCTTCAATATCATAGGTTGTATTATTATATGAAATAATGTTTCTTACTGTATATCCAGTTGTTAAAGTTCCAATATTAAGACCTTTTGAATTTGAGAAAATAGTATTATCTTCACACGTCCCACTGTCCGTACCGTTTAATTCTATACCTATTTGAGAACAGTCATATACTATATTATTTGTTATTACAGACCCAGACGGTGAAGATGACGGCAGTAATGATATACCCCATGTACATCTACTAATTACATTCCCATCAAATACAGAACCGTCATCTGTTCCGGTTAATCGTATTCCCCACGAACATTTCTGAATTACATTTCTTTTTATTAAACCTGAAAATGGTGCAGAATCAATTAATATTCCGTTCGTTGTTGATTGAATTGAACAATCATATATTTCAGTATCGAGCCCTGCAGACGTGGGATTAATAGATGTTGATACACCTGTATATTGTACATTAAACCCTGATATTATGGCACTGGCAGTATTAATAGTCATATTATTTCCACTACCTGTTAAAATTGGAATATTGCCATATGCCGGCTCTAAAGTTATTGAATTTGTAATATCCAAATCCTCATTATATTCTAAAGAATCCAAAATATTAATATATGATTTACCTCCGAGATTATCGTGTGCATGTTGTATTGTTAAAAACGGTAATTGATATGTTCCATCACCCGTTGAATCATTCCCTGTTTTTTTAACATATATAGTATCTGTATTATTCCCATCATGCAAAATTTCCCGGCTTTCTCTTGACCCTGCCTCAACAGATTTCAATGTTGGTGTTTGTCCGAGTGAAGACTGTAAAACCGTGCTTGCATCATTTATTAATAATGTTTCTTCATATGTCGCAGAATCTAATATTTCAACAATTGTAAACGCCCCGCCTATATCATCTATAGCATCTTGAACGATAAAATACGGTAGTGACGAAGTACCTGTCGGAGTATGTCTGTCTCCGCCTATCGTTAAATCAGAATTATAATATGTTGATGTAGTTGATGATAAATAATATACAACTGTTTTAGTATCTGCTATTGTTTCCGCTGGGAAGTTAAAAGTCAATCCTGACGGGTCAACATCTGTATCTATCGTTTCGGTTGTATCCATTGTACCACCACCGAATGAATCAACTTGAATGTAAATAGCCTTAGAATCAATGAGAGTTATTGAAGAGATGGAATATATAGCTCTTAATTCATTAGCATTAAATACTACATTGATCCTATCAGAAGAATCGGTTTTTAAATTAGAATATTTTACTGTATCAGTATTATCTGTATCAAGTACAGAAATAACAAAAGAGCCGGTAGTATCTGTAGCATATTTTAAATTTGTATTAGTTAAATCATTATATGAAATATGAACTTTATCAGATGAATCTATATTAATTGATGAAAATCGGCCTACGTCTCCAGTACTATCTATAGTACTATCTACCCATGACCCGGATTTATTAGTTGCATATTTTAAATCCTGAGTTGATGGAACTGTAACACCATCATAATATGATATATGCGCATAATCATTTGAATCAGTGTCAATTGATAATCCCTCAGTGACTAATCCTGCCGTAAAAATATCTGTATTAACCCAGCTACCAGTAGCATTAGTGGCATATTCGAGATTATCTGAATCGTCTGAAAAAGCTATGTGAATTTTATTCGACGTATCAACTGCTATTGAAGTTCCTATACTGGAATCACAATCACCTATCTCTGTTTTTGAAAAAGAGCCCGCTGTATTTTCTGCATATCTTATTTTTAAATTATCTAAATCTTTATATACTATATGTGCATAATTGTTTGAATCTAAATCTATATCTGATTCTGTATTTGTTGTAGAATTATCAACTGTAGTTGACGACCATATACCTGCAGTATTATTTAAATAAATAACCTCATCATTTTCATTTATTAAAGCAACATGAATTTTATCATTAGAATCAATTCTCATTCTGCTATAATTTATTGAACTTGATGATAAAATCAATTCTTTATTCCAGATATAATTCAAATTATTTAAATAGTACAATCCATTTAAAATATCATCATAATATATAATATGGGTTATACCATTTGAATCTATATCTATAGAATTAGAATTATTACCTGTATTATCATTAAGTTTTTCTTTTACAGTATTAAAATTAAACCCGTTCAATCTTCCTGCTATAGTTTCATCGTCAATTGTTTTTATTAAAAAATTTAAATTTGAACTCGGTTCTGTTAAATCAGTAACCTGTGTTATTTCATACGGTGTACCAAATTTACGAACATATTTAGTGTTTGAGTCATTACTTGTTTCAACCGTTCGTAATGTTAAATCAGTCGTCGCACCTATAACGTTATTATCTGATTCTAAATATTCTTTTAAAAAATCATAATCTATCTGTATTTTTTCTGCCATTATGCCTGACCTCTATTTATTAAATTAATTCCCATATCATCACCTGCCTCGACAAGTCCATTTAATAATTCTCGTGGATCTGTCTCAGGGATATTTATATTCTCTATTGTAACAACACTGCTTTTGCTGTTATTAGAATTATCAACCATTCCGCCATTCGCATATCCTGTATATGGTGAATTTGCAACGGCCATTTTTGATGTGCCTTTAAAACCGTTATTTATTGCATGTAACAATGGCAGTGTTTCGGATGTTACATTTTTTTTGCTTACAATATACTCTCCGCCCTCGGCTTCAACGTTTACCCCGCCCTGAGCATGTGAAGCACCTGATAACAAACCACCATCCTCGGCTTTCGGAACCAACCCGCCGTCTTCAAATATAAGCCCTATGCCACCGAGCGAAGCCATTATCGCCTTTGTTATCAATAGTTGTACAATCATTTTCCCTAATGCTATTATCATATCTTTCATAAAATCAATAAAGTTTTTTCTCCACATTTCACCAGCGAATATCATTTCTGTAATACCCTGTGCATAATTTGATACTGTTTGACCAATTGCCGTATTCCAGGCATCTCTAAAAGCCTGTGCATTTTCTTCTGACTTTTCCCGTCTTTCCGCTTCTACTTTTGTTATTTTACCGACACCTTCTGTGTAAATTTTATTTTTATTATATTCATGCTGTTTGTTTAATTGTTCGACTTTTATGTTGTATTCTTTTTGTGATATAAGTTTTTTATCTAAGTTATCTTTTAAATTTAACAATGCCTGATCATACGCCTGATTTTCTCTCTCTATAGCAAGCTCTCTTTCAGACATTTCCGCTTCTCGACTTTCCTGTATATACTGATTAAATGCTTCAAGATTGGCTTTTGCTTTTTCTGTCACTCCGTTATTTTCATCTTTTGCATTGGTGTTATCGTTTGTTTTTTCAGTATCTTCTTCAAGTAGTTTTATCTTTTCTCTTATAACATCTGCGAATCCTTTTGTCAATAATACTAATTTCTGTTCTATATCGCTACGCCCTTTTAAAGTTTTAGCGTATATATCAACTGCACTTGATTCATCCTGTGTTAATTTAATCGCCTCTATTCTGCTTTCATTTGACCCTTTCGCTAATATTGAAGCAGTTCTTGATACCTTTTCTCTACTCTCCTCTGCCCGTAGCCAAAATCCAGCAGTTTTTAAATAATCTCTTGTCGCCTTGTCAAGCTTTATTATATCCCCTTCCTGTTCTAATAAAACATCTGTTAATTTTTCTGACCGTGTTTTAAAAAGTTCATTCTCCTGATTAACTCTTTTTTGATTAGATTGAAGTTCTTTATATCTTAAGCTAATATCTCTTATTTTCTCTACTATTTTTATTTCTATCAATTCTTTATCAAGATTTGCTTCCCTCTCGGCCTGTTTGTTGTTATCTTTTCTTGCTTTTTCAAGTTTTTTTACAACATCTGAATGCTGACCCTGTAATTTTATTAAATCCATAGTCAAAGACGTCAAATCTTTTTCAGGGGTTAGCCATTCATTAAATTTACTTATGATAGGTGTTAAAAATGGTAAAATCTTTTGACCAAGAGCAACCCCTAAATTTTCTAAATTTGATGATAAAACTTTGCTCTGATTTGCAAAGGATTCTTGAGTCCTGATAAAATCGCCTTGAGCATCAGCCGACCCTTCCTGAATAAGTTTCAGAGCTGTTAACGCCTTAGTTTGAGCATCAACAACACCTTTGACCTTAACACCTGTATCTTCAAATATACGTTGTTTGATTGCTGTCTCATTTAATACAACACCATATTTTTTTGTTGTCTCAAAATTTCCAACAAGAGCCGATTGAATATCTGCCATAACCTGTGCAGTCGGCATATTATTAAATGAACCTAAATCAACTGACAACTTCGCAACTTCACTTGAGAATTGAGCGGCCGCTTCTCTCGATAATCCCATCGGAACGAGCAAGTCTTGAGTTGACGACAGAAATTTTCTACTTTCAATAACAGACAACCCATAAGCTGATTCCAACTCTTTGGCCATTGCCTCGGCCTGTTTTTCAACACCTCGGAAAACAGTTCCGAATTTAGCGTTGACCTCTTGAAATTCTGAAGCCTTTTTTATACCAATTGAGAATACTTTTGTGACACCGACAACCGCACCAGCGACGGCTAACCACCCTGCTTTAAATTTTTTAAGTCCACTCTCGGACTTCTGCATGGTTTTTTGAGTTTCTTTTATATTTTTATCTGTTCCATCAACTGCTTTGTTGAATTTTTTTAATCCAGTAATTGCCCCTTTTGAGTCCACTATTAAATCTATCTCTAATCGCTGGGTTGTTGTTGCCATTTATTTTATCCTTTTACGCTGGCTCATTCTTGATTTCCATTCCTGTTTCTTGCGTTCGCGTTCCATATATTCCTGTTTTGCAAAATCAAACTCATTTTCCCGCCTCATTAATAATTTAATTTTCAACAACGGGATATTTAATCCGGTAACCGTTGGTAACGTGGCTTCAGAACTTGCTTTAAACCAGCCTTTTTTGAGGGCGTATGTATAGAGGTCTGTGATTGAGGACTCGTATCTAATATCAGACTTCTCACTAATTCGACCTTTTTTTTTACACCATTGACATTAAATCGGTAAACATGAACGAAAATATCAATCATTTGCGGGACTTTGCAGTATTTCTCAAAATACGCCCTACTCATTCCCATAAAACCGACACTCTTTAAAAGTTTAATAAACGATCTACGGGCTTTCTTATTTGATAAACCCTGTTGTATTTGATTATACAACTTCGTCATTAAATCCTTGTCGGTGTATTCTTTGCCCTCTGTAGGCAAGGTTATATTACCGACAACGCTCTGAAAATGCTGTATAATTTCAAGAAACTTTGGTATAAAAATATCATAGTAACGTGAAATTGACAGCATATCCAAAACGACAGGTTTTTTCTTTGGTCCAATGTGAACCACCTGTTTTTCTTCATTAAGAATCTCGATGTCTTCAAAAGTTATCTCTTTCATTATTTTCCAAATTTCCAATAAGCAAGATTCTTGTTAGTGTCCGATTCGCTTTCATCGACCAATGCTTCGACTGTAAAAGGTATTTCGTTGTAATCTGTTCCACCTGTAGGAATTTCAGGAAAATCGGTCGACTTGCCCTGTAAAATTACAAACTCAATACTTTTGTCGTCACGTCTTGTACCAACGAAAGTAAATTTCTTGATTGGGGGTTCAACAACATCTGTACCATAATCCAACTTGTCAAAACTCGGGTTAGATGCATCAAGTGTACCACCACGAGCCAACTGGAAAATTGAGGCTGTCCATTCCATAGCACTCAAAGAAATACCCATACCGAAACGGATTAAATCTTTACGAACTAATGTCTGTGGAATACCCTCTAAAAATTCAGCAAATTCTGCTGTAAACTGAATAGGCTTTTCAGCACGAGTATAAAACGCTGGTAATGTTTCATCGTCAATATAAACGTCTAAATCACCCAGAAAAAATTTGTCTTTTTCTTTTGGACTAAATGACATAATTTAACTCCTCACATTTAAATTTTTTTAATTTACTTTTTGGATTGAGATTTGTTATATTAGCCGTCCATTTGAAACGGTCAAAATCATCAACCCATTTATTTAACATACTGACAATCGCCTTGCTTTCTGCTTTGGTGATTTCAGTATTATATTTGCCCTCGTAATAATGAATTTTATCAGATACATAATAATCATATCCAATAAGATAAATATTATCAAACCCGATATACTGGGCTATTTGTAACGCCGTACACCCTGAATGTCTTGACCATCCGACCTCACGGTCAAAAACAAAGTTATAATCAACCCGATCATCTTTCAACTGTGAAATCAAAACACGATCATCTGTAATAGGATAACGGTCAATCCATTTCAAAAAATATTTATCTGCGAATACCTGATAATCAATATCAATATCCACAAAACATCTATTGACAGCCATGACATTCCAATCAGACGGTATTAATGAAAATTCAAATTCATCAACAGAACACCCGCCCCCGATTATCAAACATGACCCTGTATTATGTAGTTCCGTAATCATCTTCATATGTCAAATTAATCTCAATCGTATGAACTAAATAATTACTGAACATTCGTTCCGTCGGTGTCGTTGTTGTTGCAGGCACAATATAACGTGGTAAACTACCAGACCCTAACTGCCGAGTACCGTCAAATTCATTAACTATCAATTCAACAAGATTATCAAAATCATTACTGGAATTGTCTTCATCTTTCAATGAATATAAACCGACAATTTTAAAACTGTATTCACGTCGAACGAATATGCTGCCTGTTGCCTCAATCTCTGATACTGGTAAACCCTGCCATAATATCAACCATGTATTTATACGTCCATTTGCATCTTTGAATAATTTATAAAATTCCTGCCAGTCAACTGTATTCCTGTTATATGTATGAACATTGCCTATTCCAGTGACACTCTCAAGCCGTGTTTTAATTGCCGATTTCATATTTTCTAATGTCATGACAATTTCTCCGCTACCTGTATATTAAACTGTTTGAATATCTTGTTTATTTCTGGTACAGATAATTCAAAACCTTTTTCAAAAAATTTCTGACCTTTTGTTGCTTTCTGTTTCTTCTTGCGTGCAACCAAAAATGCCACTTGTTTACTCGTAATCTTTGGATATTTTGCTCTCAATGAGGACCATAAAGCGCGTCCACCGGAACTTTTTTCAACCCATCTTTTAATTGACAGTTGACCTGTTGCCGATACAGGGGACGCTTTTCTCCCATCATTAACAGGCATTGCATATCGTTTTCCCGCAAATACTATACCAATGACGGATTGACCAGTTGATTTCACATTACTATTTATAGAACTTCTTAAATCACCTGTCGCACCGACCGGGGCTTCGGATATTACATTTGATTCTATAATTGAAACAGCCCTGTTCATTGCCCTGACCGCCTCCTGTTTTATTACAGCCATCCCATTTCGTAAGTCAAATAATTTAGTATTCGGCATTTTTACTTTCGCTTGAAACATTTTTATCCTTTTGTATTGATTATAATACTGACGCCACTAAAAACAGGATTCATTCCTGTGATCGTATATTTTAATCTTATATATTTTCCAAAATTATTACTGCGTATAACATTTTGACCAGCGGATGTAATTACAACAGAACTTTCAACATCATACCATGTATTATTATCGGGTGAACTTTGTAATTGAACCGTCATAGTAGGTGTATTTGATCCAGCAACACCGCCTACATTAATATAAGCTATTAAATATTCGTGTTCAGATTTCCCTCTCGAGATTGTATTACCACTAACCGATATTGATTGATTATTAACCAAAGTTTCGGTAACGCTTAAAATCATTGACATATTTTGCCTCCATTAAAAAATATCTCTATCGTGAAACATGAAACTCTCTCCATAATTCCAAAAAGCGTCCATGTCCTGTTCAATCACTTTTCCTGTAAACCTTTGTCTTATTTGTCTGTTGTATTCAGCCTCCAGCTTATCAGCCCGACTACTGGCCTCGTCGCCTCTCGTTCTGTATGAAACAACATCCGCATCAACGGTCGGATCATTTGTATTTAAATAATAATCAGCAATTGACCTCAAACATTTAGCGGCGGCTAAACAACAAACGGCATTTTTATCTGACTCAGGAACAGTAGTTCCAGAATCGTCAATAGTATTTCTCTTAGCAAATCTTACAGTAAACTCCTCACTGTCATTCGGAACTATATATTCACGGAATCTGCACCATATATCCCCATCGTCCATTCTTGTAACTTCGTATGCATTATCATTCAAATATTGTGGTGGTACTTGACTCAATGGGTATTCTATTTTAAATATCCACGAAAAATCATTTTCCCAGTTATTCAAACTGTCTGTTATATTAAAATATGTGTTTCCTGTACCTTCCAACTTGACCGCTTCTATATATGGTTTTCGTCTTGAATATTCTTTGACCGCATCTTTGATGTGCTCTTCATAATCAGAAGGATCACTCAAAATGCCCTTTTTATCCTGAACCTTTAATTTAACCAGTGAAACATATGAGGCCATTCCTGTTGTCGGGCTGGATGTTGACCTGATAAATGTTGATGCTGATAATATATTCTCAACACCATCAATAACAAAATACCATTTATCTGTTATGCTACGACTGGATGTATTCCAGCTGGCAGATGTAATAACCTTATATGTTCCGGTTGCAATTTTCGTTATATTTGCAGTCAATATTGTTTCAAGAATAGTCCCGCTATCAGTGTCTATAATCTCGACCTTTGTCACACTATCGGCATCAAATAAAGAACCTGTCCTGTCATATCTCAACTCAAATCTTAAATCGAGTTGTTCATTGATAATTGCTCCGTCACGTCTTACACTCATTATACACCCTCGCCATTAAAGTTATCCTGTTTTATATTATCAACTTTCGTATTCGTGTCTTCAACAGTCGATTTAATAGAATCAATTTCCGTGTCTTTTGTTCCTGCCGTTAAAGTGCGTGTCGCATAAGCCCATATATCAGCAATAATAGTGCCAAAACTTGTTAGTGTACGTGTTGAATAAGCCCAGATATCCGCAATCAATGTACCAAACGATGTCAATGTTCTTGTCGTATATGACCATATATCAGAAATCAATGTTGATAACGTTGTTATAATTGAATCGACTTTAGTTTCAATGTTTCCCGTGTCAACTAAAACATCCGAAACGTCTAATTGCAGATCATCAACGTTTGTATCTATTGTATCAATTTTTGTTTCTATATTTGTTAAATCGGAATCCAAATCATCATTTGTATTATTCCGTATTTCGAATAATCCTGAATAATCAATCGCACCGCTCACAATAACTATATATTCAAACAGACCATTTGTATCCATTTCTCCGGCAGTGAAATCTATTGTATAATGTCCGTTATCTATTTCGTTCCAGTTATTTGTATCTATAGTTTTTGTAGTCCATGATGTCGCACCGTCTTTTCTATATTTACAAATTACATCACCAAAAACTTTTCCAGTCAATCCAGTCAAAAAATCAGATGAATCGATTAATATGACTGGTAATTCTCTTGCTACATTATTTTTTAATGGCATGTTAAACCTCTGTCAAAATTATATTTGTTTGCTAAAGCTCTTTTGACTGAAACAGGGAATCCCTCATTATTTCTATTATTTAATATATCTGTAATAATACTTTCGGATATTGTGTGATATACTTTGATGTTGTCAATAACGGCATCTGCATTATTAACTGTCGTTAAATTAATATTTGAATTCCATCCTGTATTCGCATCTGCTCCTGCGGTCAATGTTGTCTCAACTATTTTAATAGCGTTCAAATATATTCTACCTGTCACACTACCATTTAGATACGTTGAATTGCGATCCCATACAAGCAATAAATGATTATTGGTACCAGCTGTTACATTGCCTGTGCTTGCGTATGCGGTATATACTGAAACATTATATACAAATAATCCTATTCCGGATGTTTTTTGAATCACAATTCCGTATTTATGTAAACCGCCCTGATAAATAGAAATTGTATCATGAGTTGCTCCATCGCTCGGAATACCGCTAACTAAATTATAATCGGGCTTCCACCAACATTCAATAGCACCATAATCTTTCAATGTGTCATTAACGCTCGCCACACCATATCCAGCAGATGCTCCAGCCGTCGGAGAATAAAAACCATTACCAAATTTACCCGAAAGAAACGAAACATCACCGGAATTAAATAGAGTATAATCATTACCTATTTCGCTGGATATAATACCGCCTGACTGACTCTCGAGTTTGCTCCAATTTTCAACATTATCAATTAAAGCCATTAATAATTAAATTCCTCATCTGTCGGGATGATTTTTTTTGTATTTGAATCAATTTTTCTTTTGATCAATTTTTTCTTTTTTAAATCGCCACCACAAATATCACAAACACCGAGTATGTTTTTATTTTTGTACACGTCTAAATCTTCGTCAGTTATTCCATACGTTATATTAACATTACCACAGTCACAAACACATTGATATATTAATTCATATCTCATTTATAATACCCAAAAGGGGCAGGCACATTATGTACCCACCCCGTTAAATTTATTTTTAGCTGATTCCAGCTACGAGTCCACCATAAAGGCCACGATAATCAGATACACAACCGCCATACTCATGACGTATTTTATATCTGATTCGATCATTTGTGAATACCTGACCTACGGTAGGAGCATCCTGTAAGAATAATTCAGGATTTTCTTTTCCATCAACAAAACCGATAACGATAGATTCGATGTCTGCTTTGTCTGCTGTCACGTACCAGTTATTCTGATCACTTCTCAAATAGAACGCAGGAACAATAAGAGGTTCAAGAGCCTGATAGTTCGGGTTAGCACTTCTATTGTTTCCATTATTTCCAGAGGTAAGAACCTGTGGAATTGATTCTGATTCAAGTAAGATTTTAGCAGTAGAACGAAGTTCATAAGGAACGACTAAATATTTAGCCCTTAAACCTAATGTTTCGTTACTGTCTGCCTGTGCCTGATTTGCTATTGCTGTGATAGCCGCATCAAGAGTAGTATAGTCCAGATTTCCAGTAGTTGTATTTGCGTGACCGCTTGAATATACAACTGTAGAATCAGGCTGATATGTTCCACCATTAATAGCACCACTACCATAATTGAGCAGTAAATCATAAGCAAAAATAGAAAGCGTTCTATTAGCCGCAAACGCCATCTCTTTCGGGAATTTTTTGATTGCTCTTAAATCATCACCTTTGATCATTTCGCGTGTTACTGCAAACAATTTACCACGTTTTGAGGCGCTGTAATTTGCCGTAACTTCGTTCGGTGAACTATATGATGTATAAGCCGCATCTTCATTTACAACTGGTAAATTTCCGAAACCACCGATTCTTATAATATCATTTTGTTTGAAGTTTTTGACATTTTCTGTATGAATGATTTTCTTCCATGATTCTTTTACTGTAAGACGGTTATATTCCTGTGACATTCTACGATGCATTGATGTTCCAAAAGTTTCAGGAAAATCAGAAGTAACTGCTTCCTGTAAACGTCCTGTAACTTCACCATCGCCGTTCATTTGAACATATGCCTCACGAATACCGGCAAAAGGTTTAACACCGTCATATTTAGATTTTTCATCGTCTGTCGGTTCGTAACCTAACATCAAATCCATTCTCAACTGATTAAATTCTGTAGCATCTCTGCCGATTTCAACTGGTCCCATGCCCTTTACCTCACCTGATTCTGTTAATTTAGCAAGAACATCTTTTTCAATTTTGATTGATTCTTTAAGTTTGTCCATGTCTACGATAGAATCAGAATACTGTTTTTCAATTTTTTCTTTCACGGCTTTTGGTAAAACTTTATCAGATTCAAGAACAGCCTTCATTTCAATCTGTGATTCCCGAATTTTAACCTTGTTGATTGCCTCATCAAGTTCAGAAACTTTTTTTTCAACAGCATTAAATTTTTCAGATTCTTTTAATCTCTTAGATTCATCCATCTTAGCGATTAAAGATTTTACGGAATCATTGATTTTGTCAGTGTCTTTAATCTGAATACTTTCAATTAATTTTTTGACATCAGATTCTTTCAGTTCTTCTTTTTCATCTTCTTCTTTAGTTTCTTCTTTAGTTTCTTCTTTTTCTTCTTCTGTTTCGTCTTCTGTTTCTTCTTCGTCAGATTCTTTCAATCCTGACATTGCCATTTTTACAAGCTCATCATCTTTAAGATCCTCAATTTTAACCCCCTCTTTGAGAGTTAATTTGTCTGCGTTTTCCCTTAGGAAACCAGCAAGAATTTTCATTAAATCCATTTTGTTTTTTCCTCGACTGTCACTTGCAGTCATTCGTAAAATTTTCCCACCTGCTGACGGGAATGTCACTATGTCAACGGAGTTTGCCGATGCAATCATTTTTACCTGAAAACATTTTCTACCTTCACATACTGCAGGCATGACCTCACCATCCGCATCAATTGAAAATCCTAATAAATCAGGATTTCCGCCTTCTACGGCGTTTTTGAAAGTCTGCTGAAAAAAAGGATCGGTCACATTAAATGTTCCTGTTAAACCCTCTTTAACACCGACTTTTTCATATTTGACGTCATCTATCCACCCGGCTATATTTTTAGAAAATCCTTCCGGGATCTGTGCAGTATCGGGTAAATGATTTAAAATTTGATTGTCGAATTGGTAAGCAAAAACGTTAGCACCCTCAAAAACGTTGACAGCCTCTTTTAATACATCTGCAGGGTAATAAAAACCATTTTTAGATAATCCAGTTTCAATTATCATGATTTTGAATTTCTTGCCGTCTTTACTACCCTCTTGCAAAAAAATCTTATCATTGAGAATCACGTTATCAGGTATTTTATTATCTGAAATATTAAAAGATTCTTTAAATTTGTGGATTTTAAAAGCCAAATCGACCACACTCCTATATTGAGTTATAGGATACTACTCTGTAGTTCGCTGGCTAATTGGAATAATCCGTTGGCTGGCTTTTCCTTGATATATAATAATACTTATTTATTTCAATGTCAAGTAGTTTTTTTATATTTTTTCAGTATGTGCATTTTTTGCACATACCTAATAAAAACCCCGCATGGATAAGCAAGAACCATACGGGGCTAAAGGAGATCTATATGGGATTAACGTCTTTCATATATGTCTTGAAATTTACCGAGATATATAAAATCTGAATTTATCATTTTTCCCATCAAATCACTTTCATAACAACGCCCAAAATACCTGTTACTTTCCATAGGCTCTAATACAAACAGGTCATACTTTTCATTACCAGCTTTTGACAAAATGCAATATTGATTATGTTCCTGTTGTAAGTACACCCCACCTACAACAAAAGGTATTTCTTTTTCTTTTTCAATATCTTCAGAAAGATTTTTAATCCGTTCTTTAATTCCATCAATATCATCTTGCAAACTGTCAATGTCTTTTTTTAATTGTTTTAAATTCATATTTTCACCTCTCCTGAAAAATCAGGGTTTAACCTATACCACCCATCGAAGGTTTTCTGTGTTGTTGATATATTATACACCCTATAAATAAAAGGTCAAGCATTATTTTTAATCTTTTTTTGTTAATATCAACCTGTCATTACTCGTAACGTCCAGCCTGTAATGAACACGTCCCTCATATTGAATCAATATTGGAAAATCTATTTTTCCCAGTTTCATTTCGCTTTCTTTGATAGCCGTTTCTGGTATGTCAATTACATCGCTTATTTTAATTTCTTTATTGTCCGAGTTCATGCTTGGCCCCCTGTTTTAATATTCTCTGTTCACACCGCCAAATTAAAAAAGGATTATCGTGTATAAAACACCTCGGTCTAAAGAACAAGAATACACGTTTCTTTTTCTTACAGTTGCATTTTCCGTTTTCTGTTGCGTATATACAGTTTACTATCATTCTATAGCTCCAAACTTATAAGATTCAGCTTCTAAACAAGGTTCTTTTTCATCTTCTTTTTTCAAATAACATCTATGCAAAGTTCCTTGACCATGAGTCATTTCAAACATTATGCCATGAGTCATTTCAAACATTATGCCATATTTATTAATATATTCAGTTGGAAAATCTGACTCAATATCGGTCTTTAAATTTTCACCCTCTATTGCAGAATAAAAGAACTTCAGATACTCGTTATTTGTTACATCACCAAATAAAAACCCTTTGTTATATTCGTCATCAAAAACATTCTCATTTTTTTTTAATTCATCAGTTAACTGTTCAAGTATATAATGAAATCGAACAGTCTTTCTAAACATCAAATTATTTTTCTGCTCTTCTTTCATCTTTTTTACACAACCATCAATAATAGAATTTATTTGCTTTTCACTTAAATTTACTATCATTTTTTAACCCTCTCTCTTGCAAAAAATCCTTGATCTATATTTAAAACTTTCATATTTTCAGACGGGACTTTATTTATATTTAAAGTTGCTATAGGTAAAAAGTAGTCTTTATGTCCCGCCTTATCAGGTGTAAAAACAACTCTGTCTTTGTATTTAGGTAGACTATTCTCGACTATAGCATTTAATTTATCATAGAATTTAGTATCATATTCAGGCCAGTTGACATTTATTACTATTTTTGAATCTATACCACTCAAAACACTATTCCCCTGAATTGATAACAACGGATATGACAATACTTCATCAACCGGAAAGTTTTCAATAAAACCCTTCAATGAAACATCATTATTGATTTTAATGTCATTCGATATTCTATCCAGTTCACAATATTCTATATGTTCTATATTACGTTTTTTCATTTCTTTGATTATATATATATGTTTTTTTACTATCCATTGACAAGGTTTTTCTTTTGTCTGTATAGCATGGATTCTTGCATCATCATGACATTCCCAGTGTAAACGCATCAACTCTGATTTTTTTAACTTCGATAAATCATAATCAATCGGCATTAAACTATCATATTTACAATCCAAGATAAACGGATTATTGAATGGTATAAACTCTCTTATTCTATCGTCTATAGTCCTGATCAATCCGAATGATATACGTTGGCTGTTTAATATGTAGAATCCTTTATTATCATTGATTATTCCATCATTGATATTATTAAACCAAATCATCTCGGCATCAAACAACTCAACACTACCGACAACCAATTTAGTTATACATTCAACCAGTATCTGCCTTGTTTTTTTATCCAGTGAATCAACATCAAATGTGACAACATCATTTTTAATTAATCTATCAACTATTTTTACACATAAATCAATTATCTGTTCATTCGATTTGAAATAATCATCTAAATTATCAATCAGTTTGACAAGTTCAATAAAATCTTTAATAAGTACATCATCGGCAATATCTAAATTATAATCATTCCACTTACTCACTAAATAAAGCCCTCTTTTGTTTGTTCGTTAATTCAGGTTTCAGCTCAAATAATTCAGCCATTAATTTATCAGGAACATTTTTTAAATTCGTCCGCTTGAATATCTTGTTTAACAATTGACGTTTCTTTTTTTTTAGTTTTCTGTCTTTTTTTGCCATCATATTATTATAATGATTATTTAATGCTTTAATTCGTTTTTTATCTTTATTCAATTGAGCGAAAAACTTTCTACGTGTTCTACGTCGCCTCATTTTTCGTGGTATCTTAAATATGTCTAATAAATTAAATTTATTTTTGTCTTCTTTCATTAATTCACGCTCCCGTTTGGTTTAATTATTTTGCTCTTTTTTACTGCGATCCCTGTTTTTGCCTGAAAATATGCATCTGATACTGGATCACTTGGAATACATGTAAACAGAAAATCTGATATACTTATTTCTACATCGTCCGGAGTTAACCCCTGTCGTATATCAAACATTATAAATGTCTTGTTTGGCATAATGACAACCGCATAAGGCGATTTCACCGTTTTTTTATCGTCACTATCACCGATTATCCAGTCACCGTTTTTCAACTTACCGAAAATTAAATTCATTCTACACCTCTCTTAATAAACATCCAATGTGCATGACCACCTAAACTCAATTTTTCTAAATCATGGTCCTTGAACATATCCGCTTGAAATTGTTTTATATACTCTATATCTGCACTTGTAAAAGTCTCACGGTGTAACATCGATGTTACATGAAATACGTGAGGCTCTCGTTTATACCATTGCCATATCATAAAATCTTCATTGACATGTATAATCCGCACGGCTTTACGTGCTTTTGCTATCTGACAATATATGCAATCTTTTGGCATTATGATTCCACCTTTGATTTGTCATTCCATAATTCCGTATTTAAATGAATTTCATAATTTTCATTAATATCACCATTCTCTGTAGGATTAAAAAATTCTATACTACCGACAGTGATATTACAATCATTTTCAAATCTTCTAATCATATTATAGATACGCTTTTCAAGAGCATGTTTTCTTTTATAAACATATTTAATATCCATTATTCACCTCTGTAATTTGGATTCTCAACCACTATAAATGACTTAACACCAGCACGACTCTTGACCCGTGCGGTCACAAATTTTTTACTTGTATCTGTAATATCGTCAACATATTCAATAATCTCATTATCATCTTTTCTCGACGTACATATTCTGATTCTACTACCACTGATTGATCCATCTCCTGCTCGTTTAAATCTCGGATTTAATTTGTCTTTCATTTTTTTACCTCTCTTGTTTTAATGCCTTTGCCATTTCAGGTGTTACCAATATACTCACGCAACCGCAATTAATTGTATTCTCGGCACTTCCAGCGGGGTCTCTCGGAAACTGTAAAGCCTCTTTTTTCCCGCCTGCTTTAGGTGAAACCATAAAAGGGTCTTCAAATGGAATTGGATTCTCTTTTGTTTCCTGTTCAATAGAACTATGCCCAGAACGTCCGTCTGGTTTATGTGACCACAACCATCTTTTCAACATGTCCGGATTTGATTCTACTATCTCACTATCACGTTGATACTTTGCGATTGATTGAGTACGCATCATTTCTGTTCTGACTATCCGCTCGGTTTTCCAGTATTGTTGTTTGAATACTTTATTATTAATATTCTTGACAACTTCCGTCACACTGTCACCACGTGCCATGCCTAATGAAATCTGATTACCGACTTCTTTTCTTAAATCCTGCGGTACTGTTCTTATTAATTCTCCTGTCAATGTTACATTCGCATTCAATAGCGTATCATCAACTCTAAACGGTGTCATTGATACACCTTGAACGGAAACCAAATCATCCGCCTGATCCGTCGCAAATTCAAACATACCACTTTGACCGACTGCCAGACTATCCGCCATATTAGCAGATAACTGATCAATCCTGAAATTGACTTGTCCTAATATTTCAGGTAACACCGATGCATCAAACGTACCAGTGCCAGCAGATAACAAGTCCTGTGAAATTTCATTCCTTGCTCTCTTTAATAGTCGTATTTGTTGTTTCATTTCAGCATTAGTAAGTTTATCCCCACCACGGATAAATTTATTAACCTTAGTTTGAAATGCTCTTTTCTCTTTTTGTGTTACTGCCATTAATTATGATTCTTTACCATTTCCCTTGCGTCTTTTTCCATGGCATTTTGAACATTCCCAAACAACATCAAAAGGTCTACTATAATCATTATGATGTGCTTGTGCGTTTTGGCTCCCGCAACTATGGCATTTACCTCTTTTTATCTTTCCGTCTCTTATAGCATTTGTTAATGCATTATGAGCCTTTCTTTTTTCAGGGTTGTTATCAGCCCACTTTTTTTTTTGCTTGTTATGCCTTTTTGTTTTATCTAAACTACATTTTATCTTTTTATATATATCCTGTAAGGCATTATAAGCATGCTTAGATTCTTTAATCGGTTGTTCATCGTCAATTTTTTTGTCTTCTTCTTCTGCATTAGTTTCAACACCTAATTGATTAATCATCAATGCCATTACTCTCTGTGCTGTCTCATTGCTCAAGAATTCATCCATTACTGATTGAGATAGTGCCGGTGTTAATTTGCTTATACTATCAGCAACAAGTTCAACGTCTTTTTTAGATGGATCCGCTAAAGTAATTTTGAATGGATAGTCTGCGACCTTCCCGGTTAACTGATCCGCGTTAATAGCCTCTTGAATCTGATATTCAACCAGTAAAATAAACATATCACGTATAAATTTTTGACGTCGTTTAATCTGTCTTATTGTCGGTTCAGTGATCTCTTTACTTGTTGCTCTGTTTATATCATCGCCAACTCCAAAAATCCAATGCGATGGAAAACCACTGCCACTCGTTAATTGAGTCCCGATCATTTTCATAAAATCAACCAGATCATCGGCTGTCAATTTCGGATTCATCGCGTCCCATTTCTCTTTCTCATTATGAATGACAGATGAACCGGCTTTCGGTGGATTTATTAATAATTCCATTGCTCTGCCTGCTATATCCTGCTCGTTCGCTCCCTCAATCGTAATATCCCATAAAAAAGATAACAAAAATACAACACGTTCTGACATTGTGAATAATGTTTTATCATATATATCCAGCCAATCCGCGATATTCAACAAATCGCTTTGACCACGTGTACCGAATGAACTTTTATTAATCTGAAACGTGAATATTTCACCTGAAATTTTATCTTCTTTATAATTCCGTTTTATGATTTCATATTTTTTTGTATTAGGTCCATGTGATGTCTCCGATGATTTCGGATATAAATATTCCAGCTCTTCAGCATTTTCTTCATTTCGTGTAATTTTGTCAATCTGTTCAGGATCAAACGCCCCGAGTTTTACAATACCGTTAAATTCATTTACGAACGGTCTGAATATCAATTCTCCATATCTCGATAAATCTTCAAATCTCTGCCCACCGCGTTCTTCCCACTCATTAATCAGCATAAACTTGTCTATAATTTCCTGCGCCTTTTCATCTTTAAATTTAATTGAAATACCGTCCGCATAAGTGAAATCGGTCCATAATTTAATAATACGCCGAGCCTGTGGATTTCTCTCAACGAGCCAGTCCACGACCTTAATCATTTTGTCATGTTTTAATGGTGTTAAATCTCTTAATCGTGATGTCTCTGTTATACGTCGCCAGTTACTGTCCTCACGAACACGCAAACTTGAAGCCTCTTTGAACGCTGTACTACGTTCAATATCAATAACACTTTTGAATAACTTCTTTCCTACAAAAGTTTTTAATCTACCGAAAGATTCTTTAATCTTCAAAATAAAGCCACTCCCAAAATTTATCTTGATATATAATAACACCTTATTATTTCGATGTCAAGTAAAAAATAAAATAAAAACAAAAAACCCCACACGGTTGACAAGACCATGCAGGGCGATTTTTAAAAATCGACTTTTCAACGCATTATGTTTTACATTTAATTACATTGTGTAAATAACTCATTTCTTTTTTAAAGTCTTTTCTGTCGTCTAATACCATAAATAATATTAATACAAACAATGGGTAACCAATCACATACAACGGCGATATTATCATATAGTATAAAGTTTTTCTTATTATGTTATACATTCTCGACCTCCAATAAATTATTATCTTTTAAGTATATCCACATTTTTGCAAGTGCATTGCATAGTTTGTTATCAATGAAACTTTCTGAAATCAGTTGAACATATATTTCATAATAAAGATACGAAGATTTCGTTTTTGGTCTATGTGCATATATCTCAAATCTGTTATACTCTAACTCTGCAAGTAGTTCTTCTGCTGTGGGGGAAGCGTACATATCATTAAATTCACTTAAATCACCACTGTCTACTAAATTATAACCATTAGCCATGTCCGAAAGAAATACAAACAGACTATATTGTTTAAACCCTTTCTCTTTTAACTGTTTGGCTATTTCTAAATCAACTGTTATGTCTTTTAAATTCATTTCTTTATCCCCCTCTCAATCGTGCATATATCGTTGTATATTTGTTTTGCATATACTTTGCGCATATCAATATTTTGTTCATAACGCCATTTTAAAAATAAAGAACTTTCTGAACCACAGCTCCAACCCCAAAGAAAAGACAACTCACAATATTCACAAACCTCCATGTGTCTATGACAGAACCCACAATTACTGTTTAAGTTTTTTAATTCGTCGATTTGTGAGCACCAAAGAAATAAAGAAAGCGAATCATGCCCGGTCTCATACGCTTTCTTCCATTTGATTTTACTTAATCTACACGCTTCTTTTAATGTCATACATTCACCTCTCTTTAATTATACAACTCTAAAATAAAAAGTCAAGTTTTCATTTTTAGTCTCTCTAAATATGTCAACATGTGTAAATACGTTTTATTGCTGATCCTGTATTGTTTTTTACAGTCGTTGCATTTCATATTCCGTCGTATAACACCCATCGGGGTCGTATATGTTTTGTACATTTCAACATTTTCTCCGGCACATTCGGGGCATTCCCATTTATGACCACCTTTTAAGACCGCAAAATTTGTGTTATGCCATATATACGGTGACATCGAAAAATAAACCGCCTCCAATAATATAACGTCATTCTCACAATATTCAACCATTTTATTTAATTGTTTTTCATCTTTATTCTCAATCACGTCAATCCACATCTGCAAACCTGTATGATCCAATTTTCTGCCCACCTGCAAAAATTGTCCGATGAAATCCAATTTATTAGATGCAAATGAAAAATACTGCCGTGCTTTTTTCAACGTGTCCAATGTCCTATATGTAGGAAACATATATAATCCATGTTCTATACAACGTGTACGAAGTTCTTTAATGTCAAAACGATCGCCATTATGACCGACTATTTCGTCCGCTTGACCGAGTATTTTAACAAATTTCTTTATCATAACTTTGTCATCCTGATTTTTATCCCACCTCAACGAATGAACCCGATCTTCATATTGCCATTTGTATGATATACATATAATTTTTTTTGTTTCTTTTAACATTTCAGGTCTAACATATTGTTTACCGCATCGCCACGCCCTGACTATATGATAAGACGTTTCAACATCAAAAAATAATCTTTTTATCGGTTTTTGCTTTGCCTCGATTTTAAGCCGTTTTCTCAAATTACGAACAAAACATCTGACATTTTCAAGTTCTTTATCAAGATCAAAATGTTTAATTATATCTCTTGCTATGACGGTATTATTAGGCTGAGTTTCCAGTTTAACACGCGTGAATTCTTTGACTCTCTCTGAATATCCTCTCATTTTCCCTCCATTGATTTTGCCAAATTTTTGATTTTCACCGCTCCTCTATGACGATTGATAAATGCAATATCATCTCCGGTCGTTTTATGGATCACACTTATAATATGACCCTTTGAAATTGATTTCCCATTATTATAATCAACTTTATCACCTGTTTTTAATTTCATTATTTACCTTCCTTTTCAAATTGTTTTTCAACCAGTTTGTCTTTGTACCAATCAGGAAGTCCACGTACAACTGACCTCTCTATGTTTTTCCAAAAATGATCAAACAGTTTATCTTTTATCATGTCGGAACATTCGATCTTAACATCTTTTTGAACTTCTTTTATCAGCGATCCAATATCTTTGACCGACTCTGTTAACTCTCCATTATCTCTTAAATGTTGAACGGCTTTTTCAAAACGTGCATCACTTCGTAACATTTCACATATTCCAGTTACAAGATCTGCTTTTGATGGGTTCATCAGCTTCCAATTTTTGTTATGTGTTTCCTTGAATTTTTCACTTACATATTTTCCCATTAATGCGTGACCGTCCGCACCGAATCTACTATAATTTTTTATAACCATACCCTCAATCTTTTGACCGCCGAGAACACTATCTTTTTCAAGCAGTTCTTTAAAATCATCAATATTATCAATCGGTTTTCTGCTGATTATCGGCACTGTCTCAAATCCTAATCGTAAAGCCTCGGCCGCCTTACTCTGATATGTTAAATAATCTTCTTGCCCTGTATCAATGTCAAATATCATTATAAAGTTTTTCGGAACTCTGTCATATGCAAGTGTATTATGTTTCGGTCTTCCCAAAAATTCACCACGGTATGTCCAGTTATTATGTAAGTGTTCTTTGATTCTCAATACAGTTTCAACCGCTGGAATAAACATTTTAACAGGATTTGTCAAATCAAGTATTTTATTTTTACTTTTACAAATCAATTCACCGTCATAAATACCGAAACTAAATTGTGAACCGTCAACCTTTTCTTCAATTAGCACATCGCCTTTTAACAAATCAGCAATCGCTTTATGTCCAAAATTATAAATTTTACCGTAACTTCTCATTTTGCACCTCACATAATTATACTAATAATTAAAAATAAAAAGTCAAGTGTTTTTTTATATAACACTATTCCTTTTTTCAGTGTACATCGATTTCATATTATTGCTAAATGTCTTTGTCACAATTGCCGTGTCCTGTTTCAACATTGTATATCCGTTACTGATAACATCGACTATATCGTCATGCGAACCAGACGGAAATTCCGAACATTCCCTTATCAAATCCCTATTCCACTCTGCACGTTTTAAATAGATATTACCAGCCTGAAATATCGGCTCTAATGGTTCGGCTCTTGTTATCTTGTCTTTGGCTGGTGATATTTGCTCAACCGTTCGTAACCCTCTTAATATCGACGCTAGATTCTCATAGGTGTCTTTATACCCAGCGATTGCCTCAATACCCACTTTGACAGTATCGCCGTCAACCTGTGCCGTCTGTAATATTATCGGGTCCCTCTTAGGTGCTGACCATTGCCCCCGAACTAAATCTCTAATATATATCGCTGGAACTTTTACACCTTCATCATTTTCAATTTCACCTACTGCCAACAATCCGCCGACCGTATAATCAGGGTCTTGTTTTAATTGCTGTTTGCTTGTCGATGCTAAATCCCATATTCTAGCCCATCTTAAACCATCAGGAAAACTATCTACTATTTTGATTCTGCTACAATCCAAACGTCCACCCTCTTTGATAACTGGATTACATTGTAACAATCCAGCCGATGCATATTTTCCCAAAGATGCGAATTGCTGTTTATACCACTGCTCTGGAAATCTCTCAGGAAATAAATATTTATTTTCATATTTATCACTCACGGCTGGAAATGATATAACCTCAAATACTGGAAAGTCTGGTTCGTAGTCTTCACTATCAGGATCATTCTTTTTCTTTATACGTCCGATAATGTCGTCAATATGCCACGGTGTCGCTAATATTATTGTAACACTTACAGGGGCACGTCGAGTAAAAAACGCTTGTGTAAACCAGTCCCATTGTCTATCCCTTGTCTTTGCTGATTCCGCATCGTCCCTGTTTTTCAAATAATCATCTATAATACCAAAATGATAGCCCTTACCAGTAATAGCACCACCGACACCAGCCCACCGAGTTTTTCCGTTCACCTTGTCTTTTCTATTTACAGGTTCAACATCCCATTTCTCAACTGAATGTGTTTTACTTGATAACTTGATATCTGGAAACACCTCTCGGAATGTCTCGGTATCTACAATAGCCCTAGAATCTCTTGACAGGTCGTGTGAGAGGTCTGCACCGTATGTACCGACTAAAACCTCTATATTCTTGAAAAGTCCTAATATACGTGGTGGTAAGTAACGAGAAACAATCTGCGACTTACCATGTCGAAACGGGATAGTCAAAATCAAGAACACCGATCGACCTTTTCTATAACTGGCAATTGCATTGTCTATTTTATCGCATATAACTTTTGTATGTCGACCGACAATAAACGGGTCTTTCTTTTTATCGAACGTCCAACAATACCGCATAAACTCCACATGTTCACGTTTTGCAAGTTCACGGTCTATGTCATCAACATTTATAAAAGATTTTTCTATTTCCACGTCGCTCCAACAAGATATAGAAAGCATACAAAAATTACAATACCGCATATACCATTTAAAAATTGATTTGTCATTTATAACTCCTTTTTAGTTATTTTTGTTAAATATTCCATTAAATCCAACCATGTCTCTCGGTCGCATTCGTGTTCATAATCCATCGCAATAGGATTGTTGAAATGATTATTAATATCTTTAATCATTATTTCTGTTTCATGTTCAGGTATATTTTTCTCTGCCTTGATATAATCGGCAACCGTTTTACAGATATATGTATGTCGGCCGAGTGCATACCTCAATGCACAGGTTATCATTAAATAATAATCTTCTTTCATTTACAAATCCTCTATTTTTTTAGTCATTATATTGTACTCAATCTCGTTCATATCGTCACAATGTTCCGAGAGTATCTCAATAATTTTTTCTTTCGTTTCAAACCTTGTCTGCAATTCACAATTTGACATTGTGCATTCCTGTTCAGATAATACTAAATCATATACGGCTTGTAAACTATCTAATTCATTTTTCAATTCTGCATTCTCTTTTAGCACTCGTTCATATTCATCTATCATATTTCTAATAATCAAATCATCTACATAATTTGATTTTTCAGCATTATAATTATCTTGCCATTTTTTATAATGCACCCTTGCTTTTTCTATGTGTTCTTTATACATTTATTTCTCCTCAATCTGTTCTGTTAGGTATTTTATTATTTCTTCTGTGTTCATTCTTAAAGCACCATTTAATATATGGTTTCTTTCAAACGCATCTAATCCAAACACCTCAAACACTTTATATTTCGGGTTAAACAGCCACTCGTAAAAGCCGATTTTATATATTTGATAATTCCCTGTCTTTGGGTTATGGTTAAACGTAACATTTTTGTTGTCTATATTTATAACCTTGATTTCACTCTGATTATCATTATAGTATTTTATTAGTTTTTTCATTAAATCTCCCCCTTAAATCTTTTTAAATATTCATCATAACCCAAATCAGCAATTTTTTTTAATATCTTTTGTGCAGACGGTATTTTTCTTATCTTATCCCAACACCAATAACTCATATAGACTTGAGATATTTTACCGAGTTCTTTAACTGTGAATTTTTCGTTGTTTCTTTTTACTACATCAAATAAAAACTCATGGTTATCATAATAGTTTTTGGCTCCACGAAGGTCGGCTCCACGAAGGTCGGCTCCGATAAGGTTGGCTCCACGAAGGTCGGCTCCACGAAGGTCGGCTCCACGAAGGTTGGCTCCGTAAAGGTTGGCTCCGTAAAGGCTGGCTCCACGAAGGTCAGCTCTGTCAAGGCTGGCTCCGATAAGGTCTGCTCTGCGAAGGTCTGCTCCACGAAGGTCGGCTCTGCGAAGGTCTGCTCCACGAAGGTTGGCTCTGTCAAGGCTGGCTCCGCTAAGGTCTTCTCCGTAAAGATCTGCTCCGCTAAGGTCTGCTCCGTTTTTCTCTACACAATCTTTAACGCTTTCATATTTACCGCATACTAATACATTTTTACTATCGAATCTTGATACTATTTTAATTTGTTTTTTCATCTTATTTCTCCTTTATGATGTTTTCAAATTTAGTTTTTAATTTTTCCCTATCTGATTTTAAAGATAAATATTTACAATCAAAGCAATATTTATCGATGTCATCATCATTAATATAAGGGCAATGTTTGACGCATACATAATCATCAACCGCATTATACATTCTTTCAATCAAATCGATATAGTCAATTGTTTTCCTATTTCTTAATTCGTTAAATATTTCTTTATCCATTATCCTCTCCTAACATGTGATCCTTTTATGAATCAATAATCTTGTTGGCTGTTTCTATTATTGAATTGTTATACTCACTAAAATCAAAATCTTCTGTTTCAAGATTCATTAAATCATCAATCATAATCTTTAAATTGCTAATATCCTTTTCTGTTAATTTAACATTATCCATATACACACCCCCTATTGCTTTGAGTATTTTGGCTTTTACTCTTTCTTGAAGCTCAATCTTCTCATAATTAGCACATTCATAAGGCAAATCTTCTTCTGTTCCTTCACATTTTGCTCCACAATCTGAACAGGGGCATAATTCATCATCAACAACACTCAACACCTTTTTCAACTTTGCGTTTTCTTCTCGCAGGGCTGTTTCGAGGTCTTTGACTTGATTTTGATAATCTAATAAATCAGGTGGGAAAAATCCATCGGTTTCATGTATATTCCTATCCCTTATATCTTGTATTTTCTTTTCTATTTCTTGCATGAGGTCTCCTTATTTGATTTTTAATATTTTTTTAAAATTTTTTTCAATTTCATTTACCATCGCTAACGCACCTTTACCAAATTCAGTGTTACCCCAAGCAAACTTTCTAAAAACAACGTCATACATGTCTAATATTGTTTTCTCTGAATCCAAAGTTTTTAGATTTAATCTTATTTCATCTTGTAATTTCTTATAATCCATATACATTACCTCCTATAACTGGACTTCGCCTATAACTCTGATTTTCTTTGCACGAACTTTGCCATCCTGTACTGTTATAATATCAGCTAAATCTACCTCGACGGATATTAATGTATCACCTTCACCCCAATAATTCGGTTCGGATATATGTATTCCGCTTCCGCATGACGCTGATTTATCTTTGTTGTAATTTTTTACTGATTTAAGTTTTTATATATATCGATGGTTAATTTATTGTGTTCTATTCTGGCATCTCCGTAGACCAGTGCATTTTCGAAAACCCATGTATCTCCGTA